TTGGAGTACAAGAACAACGACGAGAAGGAGGGCTAACATGCCTCGAATCAAATGGGACGACGTGGAGGAGTCCACGGGCGGCGAGTACGAGAAGGTGGAGCCGGGCGCGTACGTCGTGGCAATCCAGAGCATGGTCCACAAGCCCGAGCGCGAGTACGTGGAGGTGCTGTACGACATCGTGGAGGGCAAGTTCGCGGGGAAGTACAGCGAGGACTTCTGGGCGGACAAGCCCTACGCGCACCACGTCTTCATGAGCTACAAGCCGAAGGCGCTGGGCATGCTCAAGGGCAGGCTGCGCATGATCACCGAGAGCAACCCCGGATTCGACGCCATGGCCGCGTTCGACGCCGACCAGTGGGGGCTGTTCATCGGCAAGCGGTTCGGCCTGGTGCTGGGCGAGGAGGAGTACGAAGGCAACGACGGCAGCGTGAAGACGCGCCTGACCGACGTGGCGTGGAAGACCGTCCAGCAGGTGCACGACGGAGATTACAAGGTCCCCGAATGCAAGCGCCTGAAGCGCGAGGCGGGCGCGTACTACGCCGACACGGCGGCAGCGGTGGACTACAGCGGCGCCGTGTCGATGGACGACATCGACGTGCCATTCTAGCGCCATGTCCATCATCTACGAAGACACCAGGCAGCAGGCGGGCAAGCACAGGGCGAAGCACGCCTGGTGGCTCGAGCACGGCATCGAGGTCGTCAGGAAGAAATTGGACTTCGGAGACTATATGGCCGACGGGTCTAATTATTCGATTGACACCAAGCGAAACGTCGCCGAAATCGCCCAGAACATCAACGGCCGCGAGCACGCGCGGTTCAAGCGCGAGTGCCAGCGCGCAGCCGATGCGGGATGCCGCCTGGTCGTGCTGGTGGAGAACACCGAGGGCTACCGCTCCGTGGCGGACGTCCGCAGGTGGACGAACGACCACTGCCTGAGGTGCCAAGTCCGCAGGGACGGCAAGTGCAAGCCGCGCGACGTCCGCGGCAAGTGCCTGAAGCACGGGACGCGCAAGCCCGTGCAGGGGCCGAGGCTGGCGCGCGCGATGTCCACCATGCAGGAGCGGTACGGGGTTCGGTTCGAGTTCTGCGCGCCCGGCGACGCGGCGCGGATCGTATGCGAGAGGCTGGGGGTGGACTATGGGGACGATGCTTGACGCGGCGCTGGCCTACGCCGCGCGCGGCTGGGCGGTGTTCCCGCTTCAGCCGCAGGGCAAGGACCCGCTGGACGGCTCCCGCGGCTTCAAGGACGCCACCACCGACGCGGCGAAGATACGCAAGTGGTGGGGTAGGTTTCCCGACATGAACATCGGCATGGCGACGGGCGCGGCCAGCGGCGGCGTGGTGGCCGTCGACGTGGACGAGAACGACGAGAAGGGCAAGCACGGCATGGACACGCTGACGGCGTGGGAGGGCGAGCGCGGCGCGCTGCCCGAGACGCCCATGTCCATCACGGGGAGCGGCGGATACCACATCCTGCTGCACGTGGACGGTCCGTGCCCCTGCTCCACCAACGGCGATAAGGACGTGGACATACGCGGCGACGGCGGCTACATCGTGCTGCCGCCGTCCGTCCACCCCACCGGCAACCGCTACGAGTGGGAGCTGGACCCAGACGAGGTGCCTGTGGCCGACGCCGACGAGAACGCGCTGGCGTTCATCGGGTCGGTGCGCCCGTCGCATTTCGGCGAGTGGTCGGAGTTCGAGGTACCCGAGTCCATCCCAGAGGGCGAGCGCGACGAGCAGATATTCCGCCTGGCGTCCTCGCTGCGGGCGAAGGGCATGGACGCGAAGCTGATGGAGGTCATCTGCCTGGAGGTCAACCGCGACCGATGCGTGCCGCCGCTGTCCGACGCCAAGGTGCGCGCGAAGGTGCGCTCCGCGATGCGCTACAGGCCAGGCCGCTCCGACGAGTTCGAGGCGAAGGCCAAGGCGGCCGCCGAGAAGCCCGAGAAGAAGCAGCGCCCGAAGAAGTTCGAGCACAACAAGGTGGCGCGCCGCCTTATGGACGAGAGCCGGTTCTGCTTCGTCGACGGCATGCCAGCCGTGTTCAGCGGCGGCCGCTGGCGCGTCGGATGGAACGCCGTGGACGCCGAGATAATCCGCATGCACGACGACTGCACCATCCACGACCGCCGCGAGGTCAAGGCCTACCTGGGCGCGCGCGGCGGGCGCAGGAAGCAGAGCCCGTGCGAGCTGGTGGCGTTCGAGAACGGCGTGCTGGACATCCGCACGATGGAGCTGCGCGAGTACCGCGAGGACGACGTGATCCCGAACGTGATACCGCACAGGTGGAACCCCGACGCGGAGTACCCGCTGCTGGACGCGACGCTTGAGAGGATGGCGCGCGGCGACGGGTGCGTGCTGGCAGACATGCAGCAGGTGATAGGCATGTGCATGGCGCGCACCGCGTCCAGGCTGGCCGTGTGCCCCGTCCTGATGGGCGGCGGCTCCAACGGCAAGTCGACGTTCATACGGCTGCTGCAGCGGACGGTGGGCGCGGAGAACATAAGCGCGATGCAGCCCGACGAGCTGCCGCAGCGGTTCCAGATGCTGAACCTGCTGGGCAAGACGGCGAACCTGGGCGACGACATCAAGGGCGGCTACCTGGACATGAAGGAGTGCAAGACCATCAAGTCCGTGTCCACCGGCGACATCGTCACCAGCGACGTGAAGGGCAACGACACCGTGACCTTCAGCCCGTACGCGACGATGGTGTTCAGCTGCAACGCCTTCCCGCGTCTGGCCGACACCACGGACGGCATGATGCGCCGCTTCTTCCCCATCCCGTTCACGGCGCGCTTCGACCGCAGCGACCCCGACTTCGACCCCGCGATCGGCGAGAAGCTGGACACGGAGGAGTGCCTGGAGCGCGCGTGCGTGATGGGCATCGAGGGGCTGCGGCTCGTCCTGGCGGATGGCATGGTGCCCAACGAGCAGAGCGAGGCGATACTCGCGTCCATCCGCACGGACAGCTCGACGGTGCTGCAGTGGCTTGAGGACAGGGGCCTTGGCGGCGGCGGCCTCGTCGGCTGGACCAAGGCCCAGGCGTACGCCGACTACAGCGACTGGTGCGACGCGAACGGGAGCCGCAACACGAAGATGACGAGCGCGACGATGTCCGCACAACTCCGCACATTCGAACGGCTCGAATTGACGGGGTACGCGGACGGAACAGGCCACGCGAGTGGCAAAAGGGTACGCGTGTACCGACAAATGCCGTGACGTTTGTGCGCGTTTGTGCGGATTTGTGCGGAGATAACGCCAGGTCAGGAGGTGAAGAGACGGCAGCGCACAACCGCACAGACCTTATTACAAGAATAAAAAAAGAAGAAGAAATAAGGGAAATATATATACGGGTATGCGCGCGCGAGTTTGTGCGTGCGGAACCGGACAGGTCTGCGAGACAACGAAAACCGAACGAAAGGAACCGACAATGAGCATCCCTATGGAAACCCGACTCTACCGACTCACACTGACCGAGGAGGCGCTGGGCAGCGCGTCGGCCAACCCCGACATCCACCGCGAGTACATCGCGAGCAAGGCGCCCGACGCGGAGTCCCGCGAGGAGGAGGTGGCGCGCCTGGGCGTGGACGCGGTGGACGCGAAGGGGCGCACGGTTTTCCCGCGCACGGCGGACGGACACCCGATGCTGTGGGACTACCAGATAAAGGGCTTCTTCAAAGACTCGTGCGGCGCGCTGTGGCGCGTGAAGGGCACGAAGAGCAAGGCGCTCAAGGCCTACAAGAAAGTCATCGACGGCAACATCTTCGTGGACGAGCGCGAGATTCCGTTCATGCTGGACGGGATATACGTCGACGTCCACAAGCGCGGCGGCGTGGGAGTCTGCGAGCGCCCGCTGCGGGCCGAGACGATGCAGGGCCCGCGCGTGGCGCTCGCGTCGAGCGAGACGGTGCCCGCGGGCTGCACGCTGACCTTCCACGTGACGTGCCTGGGCGACGACGCGAACTTCTCGCTGGTCGAGGAGTGGCTGGACTTCGGCGCGATGCGCGGCATCGGCCAGTGGCGGAACTCCGGCAAGGGCCGCTTCTTCTGGGAGCGCATCGACGAGCGCACGGGCGAGGTGGTGGACGGGAACCGGCCGCAGCCCGAGGAAGAAGCGGAGTAGCAGCGGCGTAGGACTGCACCGCCCCGCAAGGCTCAGCAACGGCTTTGCTTCGACACGAAGCGCGTCGGCAACGCATGGAACCGAGTTGCTACGGCTACGGCCAGCACAGGAACGCTGCGATCGGCGGCGGCAGAGCTGCGCAACGACACGCAGGGGCAATGCGATGACGGCGGAGCGATGGCGATGCAATTTCCTGCTACGCTCGGCGAAGAAACGGCAGGGCAAGGCCACACGTGGCGTAGGCACAGCAATGAGATGCGTCGGCTTGGCGGTGCAAGGCAGGGCAGCGGCAACGCTGGGCTGTGCGACGGCAATGCTCCGACTGTACAGCGGGGCGGCGGATTAGCGAGGGATGCAGCGGAACGCGCGGCGGCGGCGAAGCCAGGAACGGCAAGCAGGGCGGCGGCAACGGGATGCAGAGACACGCATGGGCATGGCTTGGACGCGCGTGCTTCGACTAGCGCAGCAATGGCGTAGCGAACACCGAAAGCATAGCGAAGGCCCCGAACTGCAGGGCGCCGCCAAGGCACAGCCTCGCACCGAGAGCATTGCGATGGCATAGCGTCGGATAGCACCGCAAAGGCATTGACTTGGACAGCAACGCAACGGCATTGCTGAGCTGCGCAGTGCAACGGCTAGGAGTCGGGTAGCAGTGCAGCGGCAACGAAACGAACGGGTATGACACGCGCAGCGGAGGCACCGCTTAGAAGGGCGAGGGCATCGCTCAGACGAGACGCGCGAAGCATAGGCATTGCTCGGACGAGACTCGCGGCGGCTTTGGGTTGTCTGGCAATGCGTGGCATGGGCTAAGCACGGCGAAGCCACGGCAACGCCCCGCGAAGCGGCGGAATGGCAAGCACCTGCACAGCGGCGGCTTAGCAACGGGCAGACGGGCGGCGCACAGCTGAGGAAAAGCGCGGACTGCTATGGACGCAACGGAACGACGGAACGAACCAAGGAGGAACCTATGGACAAAGCGACACAAGCCCCTCAGACGGGCGCAACATACGAGTACGGCTCCTTAGCCGTGCCAGACGCAAACGGCACCGCCAGCGCCGCCACAGCAAGCGAGAGCGGCGTTTCCTGGCTGGATTCGGCGGCGCTCGCCGAGTGCCGGAGGCTCACGGCTGAGAACGCCGCGCTCGCGGAGCGCAACGCCGAGCTGAGGGCCGCCCTGGACGAGCAGGGCGACGAGCTGGCGGCGCTGCGCCGCGGGGCCGCGTCGGTGCCGACCGAGCTGGAAAACGGGCGGCTGCTGATCGTCGCCGACAGCATCGCGTCGGACGGCGAGGGGCTGCGCACCATCGAGGCTTACGGGCATTTCTACGAGCGCGAGGACGGCGGGCGCGACGGGTGGATGAAGCTGCCCGTGGACGCGGACGGCGTGCCGATACACGTTGGCGATAGGCTCGAACATGACGGCGTGGAAATCGGCAGCGTGACGGCTGTCGGGTTCAACGCCGAGCCAAGGGTGTGGGTTTTGCCGAACGGCAAGAACGTGTCCGTATCGTTTTGCGCCAGTGACGTCAGGCACCATCGCCAGCAGACCGTCGAGGACGTGCTGCGCGACATGCTCGAGCACGCCGACGCCTACGACGCCAGCTACATAGACGCCTACGCAGACGTAATCCGCGAGCTGATGGAGGTGGAACGATGACGGAATTGAAACCCTGCCCCGTCTGCAACAGCGCGAACGTAGGAGTCAGAAGCTGGTGGAATTCCCTGCATGAGACTGGCTACTTCGCCGAATGCATGGATTGCGGATGCATGGTGGGATTTATGGCTGACCCGATGGGATGGTGCGCTGCTGTATACGACACTGAAGCCGAAGCAGCCGAAGCATGGAACACCAGGGCGGAGCGGACGTGCAAGCTGGCATACGGCGAGGACGACGATGGCGTAGACGGCTGGTACACCCAATGCGGCGGCTGGTTCGCCGCGACGCGCAAGGACGGGCGTATGGTGCATCCGAAATTCTGCCAGCTGTGCGGCGGGAAGGCGGTGAAGCGATGACGGAACTCGAATCTAGCCCGAACCAGCTGGAACTCGTCGAGCGCGGCAGAAGGCGGAGCGCATCGCGCGGATGCGGCGCGTCGCGTTCCCGGATGCGGAGCTGTCCCATTGCACGTTCCAGGCCGACGATTGCGAGAACATGAAGCTTTCGACGGTTGCGCGGCGCTATGTGGAGCATTTCGGCGAGATGCGGAAGCGCGGCAAGGGGCTACTGCTATACGGCGAGGTCGACGCGGGGAAGACCTTCGCGGCTGCTTGCATCGCTAACGCGCTGATAGACCAGGGCAAGCCGTGTTTTATGACGAACTTCGCGCGGCTCGTGAACACGATCGGCGGTATGTACGACGGCAAGCAGGAGTACATCGACGGATTGAACCGCTTCGATCTGCTTGTCATCGACGATTTCGCAAGCGAGAGAGACACCGAGTACATGGGCGAAACCGTCCACAACGTCATCGACGCGCGATACCGCAGCCGAAAGCCGCTGATCGTCACTACGAACCTGACGGCGGATGAGCTGAGGAACCCGCAGGACGTGAGGAAGCAGCGCGTATATTCAAGGCTTTTGGAGATGTGTTTGCCCGTCGAGGTCGAAGCGGCGAACCGCAGGAAAAGGAAGCTTGTAGAGGATTACGGCGAGCTGAGGGACATGCTGGGATTATAGGAGGGGTCAGGATGGCTACAGAACGACGTTGCGACGCGTGCGGGAAGCGGACGGGCGCGTATTACGATATCCTCGCGTTAGAGCGGACGGCAAGCGGAACGCCTACCATCCGCGAATGCGTGAGGATAAGCGACAGGCGGTATCTGCTATGCTCGAAGTGCTTCACGCAGGTAGACGCGTTCATGCGCCACAAGAACGGCCATGACGCGCTCGTATAGGACAAAAGGAGTGGTCAGGATGGCAACCATCCACACATGCGACAGGTGCGGCGCGGAGGTCGCTTCGCGTGATGAGTTCTGGATCGTGGAGCTGCAACCGGCGAAGGTGAAGCGCGGGGTCAACGACAGGAAATACCTCCGTATGGAGCTGTGCGAGAAGTGCAAAAAGCAGGTCTACTATTCCCTGCATGAGCCTAAAGGCGTATAATACGGGTCGGGTTCTGTGCATAAAGCATAGGAAAGGGCATCGTTTCGGCGGTGCCTTTTTCCTTCTTGCAGCAGATTGGCCGAAAGGCGTATAATGCGGATACGTTGTGTTTGGTCATTGGGACGGGAGAAGGCATCGCTTCGGCGGTGCCTTTTTCCTTTTATGTCGGGATTGTGTAGGTATAACATTGTGGGGCAATACCTAGAAATACAGGTGTATAATTAAGCCATCGAAAGGAAAGAGGAAGGAAAGACAATGACCCGCAAGCATGCAGCATCCGAACTTCTCCGCAAGTACAACGAGCAGTATTCCAACACCCGCTATTACAAGAACCACCTCACTTGGAGCGTCACGGTTCGCGAAATGCTCCAGACGGCGCAGAATGCGCATGATGCGGCGGGGACTTTCGAAAAGGCCATCGAGTGCGCGGAAATCAACATCTTCGGATGCGTGTTCGTGAACGGCATCAACTGCGGCCGCATCGCATAATCAATAAGCCGTCAAGCCCCGTCGAAAGGCGGCGGGGCTGCAGATAGAAAGGAAAGCGGAATGAAAGTCAAGTACACCGGAAGCGGCTACAGCTTCGGGGACACCACGAGGGACGAACTCCAACGGGCGGCGTTCATCATCGCTTGCAACGAATCCGAGGATTTCGACGTCGAGAAGTGGTGCAGGATCTACGCGGCGGCATCTCGCTACCCGTACAAGGATTGCATCGCTTACCTGAAGGCAACCCTCGAAGAGATGCGGGATTTGAACGACACGGGGAAGAAGTTCGCTTGCCGTGTCCTGAACTTCACGGAGGTAGAATAATGCAGACGGAAGCCCAGAAACGAGCGAATCGCAAATACGACAAGGCCAACACGCGCCAAATCGCCCTCAAACTCAACAAGCGCACGGACGCGGACGTTTTGGAGCATTTGGATAAGTGCGGCAACAAGCAGGGTTACATCAAAGCCCTCATCCGCGCGGACATGGCGGGTGAACGATGAACCTGGTGATGACGCATCGGGGGCTGCAGGTCGAAGCCGCCATTCCCGATGAAGAGATGCCCGACGAGATCATGTTCCAGGGCGTTCGGTACATTCGCGAGCCGATGTGCTGCTTCGTCGATGACAGCAACGGCGTGCTTCCGCCGAAGTGCAGCGCGTGCGGCTACGACCCGAGCATCTACGAGTGCGCCTGGCTCATTGACGGCGGCTACGAGTTCGAAGGCAGATACTGCCCGAAGTGCGGCGCGAGAATCGAGGAAGATTGATTAGGAACGCGAGGTGCACCATATGCGGGAAGCGCGTGGACAACAGCACATGTTACACGTACCACAAGATAAAGCGCATCCCCTACGTGACACCAAAGAAGAGGTGGACGGAGCGTCGCGGTAAGACGTGGATGTTCTGCGACGAATGCGCGGGTATGGTCGAACGGTGGTTCGACAGGATGAGAGGTTTCTAATGAGCGTGAGAATCGGGATCGTCCGCACGATTCCCAAATGGGAGAGCGCGGACAAGGCGCAGGTCTTGAAAATCGGCGAGGAAGCGATGGAGGTGTTCAGCGCGTGGGAAGACCTCGAATCCGCCGAGCAGACGGAGCTGGACAGGGGCAATCTCGATTATTGGGTTGAATGCCTGGTCGACGAATGCGCCGACTTGATTACGGCCACGTGCAACCTCCTGGCGGGTCTGGACGTTCGGGACATGGCGGAAGCCATGGGACGGTGCGAGCGTCGCAACGTGGAGCGCGGACGGCTTGCGAAGCGTTCAACCGGCAAGGCAGAGACGTTCGAGGGCATCCTGCGGGACTTCACGGACGATTGGACGGACGTTTTCGGAGCGGATGAGGAATCCGCACTCATCGATAAGTACGCCGAGCGAATCCGCAGGGCATCGGACGGCGGCGTTGTGCGCTGCGCGTCGTGCGCCCACACGTGCGGTTTGGACGTGCGAGACAACGGCCGGCGTCGGCTGTGGTGCACCAGATTAGCCGAGTGGATGGACGAAGACGGCTATTGCTCGTTCTCTAAAAGGCGTTAGGGGTTGACATGGCGGAACTGAAATTTTGTCCGTTCTGCGGCGGAGAAGCGAGCAAGCGTTTGTTTTACAGGGGCAAATACAGGGTTCATTGCAATGTCTGCGATGCCCATTCTGGCGACGTATGCAACACCGAAGCCGAAGCGGCCGAAGCGTGGAACACCAGAACCGATGACTACCGCGCAGCAGCCGACTATTGGAAGCGAATGTTCGAGGAAACGGTGCTTGAGCGGCGGACGTGCGAATGGACGTTGGAGCACAGCGGCACCCTGTACGACAAATGGCGTTGCTCCGAATGCGGCTACCTTTTCGTCGAAAGCCGCACCGACAACGGCATCAAGGAGGATTTCGACCCGAACTATTGCCCGAACTGCGGGAGGAAGGTGGTGAAAGAATGACCGCGACGGAAGAGCTGCGCCGACTGCTGGACGGGCGCGGCGTTGAGCACACAGACCTCGGCGGCATGACCGAGTGGACGAACGGACGCGGGCGCATCTGCCGCGCGTACACGCGCAACGAGCCGCTTACCGTGGACATCGCGATGCTGGCGGTGCCGCCCGCCCAGGCCGTCGAGGCCACGCTGGGATGCGAGCAGACCGTGCGCGACCTGGAGCGGCTGGCCCGCGACCTCTACGCCCTGCTCACCGCACCCGTGCCGTACACGCCCGCCGAAGTGGCATCCCGCATGGCGGGGATGGCCTACGCGAAGCTGCGCATGTCGGAGCTGGGATTGGAGGTGGACGAATGACGGCTACAGACGAGCTGCGCGGATACGCCTTGAGCGTTCGAAACATCGCGCTTAGAACGACAAGCCTTTGTCACGGAGCGCGGAGGGACTTGCTCGACAGCGCAGTACGCATGGAGCAAGCCGCCGACACCATCGAGAGCCTACGGGACTTGCTGCAACCCGTGCCAGCCGAGCTGGATTGCATCGAGGACAAGAGCCGGTGGTTCCAGATGTTCGGCACCCCCGAGCGTGCGGTGCGGACGATTCAGGACAAGATGCTCACATACGACCTGCTCACGCAATGCGACGATTGCCCATACCAGACCGACGAGTGTTTCAAGCCGTCTGGCAAGTGCGCGATGGACGATTATGACACGCTGCTCGGATGGTTGAGGAAGGAGACGGAATGAATGACGCGTGCGACGATGACAGCTTCGAGCTGATCGCGAAAGCGAAGGGCGAGTTGATGGAGCGCACGAACATCGAGATGCGCCCCGACGAGATGGCGGTAATCGACAACATCCTGTTCCGCTGCTGGCAGATGGGGTGGCTAGACCAGCTCCGCGACAGCGGCACGCATTACTCCGAGCTGTTCGGAACACCAGAAAGGGCGGCGCGGACGCTGGCTGGCATTGAGTGCGGTGACGGAGGCTGCGAGAGTTGCCCGCTTTACGGCGCACATTGCACCTACGACGGAACCGCTCAGCTCGAATGGCTGAGGGGTGATGCGGAATGACCGAGTACATCTACAGCACCGACGGCCACGAGGGCCACTGGCTGACGGGCGAGGAAATCATCAGGTGCCGCGACTGCGAGTATGCGCACCACTACCACCCCCTCGACTGGCGCACAGGCAAGCCGCATGAGACTGTCGAGGAATGGGAGTGCACGTGGCACTGCAACGCAGAGGGCGCGTCGGAGGTGGAGCCCGACGGGTTCTGCGCGTGGGCGAAACGGAGGGAGCGATGACGGACAACCGAACGGCGATGGAGCTGCACGTGCTGCGCCGCGAGAACGCCGAGCTGAAACGGCTGGCGCATGACATCTGGGGCGTTATGTGGTCGTGCGCGGTGGAGCGGTGCCCGCACCACCGCATGTGCTACCGAGTCGCGGGGAACAGCGGCCCGACCAGCGGTGAGGGCGAGTGCTGGTTCGAGCGGCGCATGAAGGAGCTGAAGATAACGGAGGTGGACCATGAGGGATGATCGCCGGACCACGACGGAGCTGGGCCGCGCGATGGGCGCGGGCTGCGCGGTGCTGACGTGCGCGGGCCTCGCGCTCGCAGCGCTGTGCGCCGTCGCCGCGCTGTGGCGGCTGCTGTGCTGGCTGGTGGGCGCATGACGGAGGGCACGGGCTACGAGTGGGCGCGAACCAAGCGTGAGTACGCGCGCGCCTACTTCGTCCACATCCGCGGGCTGAAGCTGCGCTCGCGCTCGCTGGCCGACCAGGTGGACGAGCTGCGGGACAGCGCGGACGGGCTGGGCGCGGTGGACTACTCCCGCGTCCAGGTGTCCTCGTCCGCATCGCCCGACGCGGTGCCGAACGCCGTGGCCGCCATCCAGGCAGCCGTGGCCGACTACGCCAGCACGCTGGCCGAGTGGGCCGCCGAGTGCGAGCGCGCCGCCGACGTGCTGGACGGCATCGACCCAGCGCAGGCGCACGCCATCACGCGCCACTACCTCCAGGGATGGTCGCGCGAGGAGACCGCCGCCGAGATGTGCTACAGCGACCGCAACGTCGGCTACATCCTCGAGGCGGGGCTGGAGGCCGCGTACGACAGGCTGCCCGCCGAGTGGAGGCTGCCGCGGCATCCCGCGCTGTGAGCCGAGGTCTGCCGACTATTTCCGCCGAGCTGGCGGTATCATGGTATGGAACGAAAGCCGTCCGACATGGGCGGCTTTTCCTTTTTCCCGACATGGCGGGCCGTGCGCGCACCCATCCTCCTTGGACGTCGTACATACCCATGGACGCTCGCGGCTTAGAGCCGCGCATGCGCCGACACACGCTGCCAGGCGCGCCGCCCGCCGCCCGAAGGAGCAGACATGAGGGACGCGCCCGCCACGCTGGACTACATCGCAGACGCCGCACGGCGCCACGACACCGCCGTGGCCGCCGCGTTCCGCCGCGCGCTGGGCATCGGGAAGCGTAAGCGCCGACGCCGCCGCAGACGCGGGGGGCGCGGGCGCAGGCCCGACAGGCCGAGCCGCCGCGAGATGGACGAGTGCCGCCGGCAGACACACGGCGTGACGTGGCATGAGCACTAACCCCCGCCAGGGCGCGGCCAAGGCGCGCAAGCGGGCGGCCCAGCGTTACGCGGCGGCAGACGCGCCGTGCGCGTTGTGCCACGGGGCGCGCGGCCCTATCCGATACGACCAGCCGCGCGACCACCGCCACCCGCTGTCGCTCGCGATAGACGAGATAGTCCCAGTCTCCCGATGGCGGGAGTTCGGCTACCCGTCGGCCAGGGCGTGCGCGTGCGACCCGTCGAACTGGCAGCCCGCGCACTGGATATGCAACGCGATCGCATCGGACAAGCTAGGCGGACGCGCCCAGGCCGCGAGAAAAATCGAGAAGGCCGACAGGCCGAGCGGAACGTTCTGACCCTGGGGAGGGGAGGTCCCGCCCTGCAGGGCGACGCTCCCGTCCACTAGCGGACTTTTACACACAAATAGCAAAATCGTAACACGGAGGGGCTTGCCATGCCGAGCATGACCGAGGTCACGAGGGACGGCACGCGCCTGGAGCAGCTGCAGCAGCTCGCGCTGGTCATCGCCGCGTCCATCGACATGGGCGACGAGAGCCACAGCATGGCGCAGCTCGCCAGGCAGTACCGGGAGACAATCAGGGAAATCGCCGAGCTGCAGGGGGACGAACAGGATGACATTGTTTCGCAGCTCATCGCGAACGGGTAGCCAGGAGCCGACCAGGCAGGTGGTGCCGGAGTTCGAAACGAGCGACTGGCAGCGGTGCCACGCGCTCAACGCGGCGGGCGGCATCGAGATGCTTGAATGGCAGGACGGCATCATGCGCGGGTGGCTCGGCAAGAACGCCCTCGGCAGGTGGACGGCCAGCACGTGCGGCGGCTCGCTCGCACGGCAGAACGGCAAGTCGCTCGGCCTGGTGGTCCCCCGCGTGAACTACGGCATGGTGTTCCTCAACGAAGAGGTGCTGTACACGAGCCACCTGCAGAAGACGTCCACCGAGACGTTCGAGAGCGTGGCCAGCTTCTTCGACCAGCCCGCGCTCCGAAAGCACGTGAAGGACATCAAGACCGCGCTCGGGCGCGAGCAGGTCATCATGAAGCGCGGCGGCAGAATCAAGTTCCTGGCACGCACGCGCAACGGCGGACGAGGGCAGCACGGCGATCTGCTCATCTTCGACGAGGCGTTGGAGCTTGACGAGGATTCGCAATCCAGCTTCCTGCCGGCCATCTCCGCATCGCCCAACCCGCAGGTGATCTACGTGTCCAGCCCGCCCACGGCATCGAGCGTCGGCGGCGTGTTCCGCGGCATCCGCGAGCGTGCGCTGTCTGGCAAGTCCAACCGCCTGGCGTGGTTCGAGTGGAGCGTGGACGAAATCGGCGACGTGCACGACCGAGACAGGTGGTACGCGACGAACCCCTCGCTGGGATTGCTCATCCAGGAGAGCACCATCGAAGCCGAAGCCGAGCAGATGGCGCCCGACACGTTCGCCCGCGAACGCCTGGGCTGGTGGTCGGCCAACGTCGAGCTGCCCGACTTCGCGATACCGACCAACGCGTTCCTGGGCCAAGCGGTGGACGAGCCGCCCACGGAGGGGCGCGTGGCCTACGGCGTGAAGTTCGCGCCCGACGGCAGCGACGTGAGCCTGTGTGCGGCGCGATTGCACGACGGCATGGTGTACGTGGAGCAGATCGCGAGAGAGCCGATGGCGGCTGGCCTCACGTGGCTGGCCGAATGGCTGGACGCGCGCAAGGCCGTCGGCTGCTGCGCCGTGGTGGACGGCCGAAGCGGAGCGCCCGCGCTGGTGGACAAGCTGGGGAAGATGCCGAAGGGCTACATCGTCACGCCTTCCGTGGCGCAGGTCACGGCGGCTGCGACCGCGCTGGTCGACCACGTGAACGAGAGAAAGCTTGAATGGTGGCGCGAGCAGAACGACCTGATGGACAGCGCGACCACCGCGACCCGCCGAAAGATAGGCTCCGCCACCAGCGGCGGCTGGGCGTTCGGCGGCGAAAACCCGACACCGATAGAAGCTGCGTCCCTGGCGTTATGGGGCGTGCTCAATAGCAAACGAGACCCGCAAAGGAGGGCACTGGTATGGTGACCGAGCAGCCGGACACTTGGCGCAGCGCGTACATCGTGCGCCCGCTGTCCACGGCTGGCATGGACTTCGCGGGCATGCCCGAGCCTTACGCCGGCATGCTGAGCGACTTGGTGGGGCTATGGGAGAGCAAACTGGCCCGCAACCAGCTGAAGTACCGCTACTACAACGGGAAAAATCATCTGAAGGACTTCGGCATCAGCATCCCTCCCCAGCTGCTGAACGTGGAGACCGTGGTCGGCTGGCCGCAGAAGGCCGTGGACGCCATGGCCGTGCGCAGCCGCTTCGACGGCTTCACGGCCACCGATGCGGAAGTCCAAAGCCTTCTGGACGACATAACCAACCGCAGCCGCCTGCGCGTGAAGTACCGCCAGGCGGTGCAGAGCGAGCTGATCCACAGCTGCTGCTTCGCCACCGTGGCGGTGGACGAGGACGGCCAGCCCCACATCGACCTGCACTCTGCCGAGACGGCGGCGGCCAGGTGGGACAGCGCGAAAGGCCGCATCGCATACGGCATGACGGTGGACGGCTTCGACGACGGCGGCAACCCGTCGGAGCTCACCCTGCACGCCCCCGACGTGGTGGTCCACGCCATGAGGGACGGCGCGGGATGGACGTGGCGCGGCGAGCCCATCGACATGGGGCGCCCCACGATGGAGGTCTTCGCCTACCGCCCGACGTTCCGCAGGCCGTTCGGGCAGTCGCGCATCACGCGTGCGGTCATGTCCATCACGGACAGCGCGGTACGCGAGGCCCTGCGCACTGAGATCAGCGCGGAGTTCTTCACCAGCCCGCAAAAGTACCTATTGGGTGCCGACCGCGACGCGCTGAACGGCAAGACGAAGTGGGAGGCCTACATCGGCAACATCTTCGCCGTGTCGCGCGACGCCAACGGCGACCTGCCCCAGTTCGGCCAGCTCGCCCAGGGCAGCATGCAGCCGCACACCGACTACATGCGCAGCCTGGCGGCCAGGTTCAGCGGCGAAACCAACATCCCCATCAGCACCCTGGGCGTCATCCACGACCAACCCGCGAGCGCGGAAGCCATCTACGCGGCGAACGAAGGGCTCGTGATCGACGTGGAAGACCTGAACGACGGCAGCCGCGAGACTTTGCGCACCTTGGCGCTCATGGCCATGGCCGCGTACCTGGACGTGCCGCTGAACGCGCTTGAGGCGCGCTACCGCGACTTCACGCCGAACTTCCGCAACCCCGCGATGCCCAGCATCGTGAGCCAGACGGACGCTATGGTCAAGGTCGCGTCGGTTGTCCCCGGCTTCGCTGGCACCGACGTCTTCTTCGAGCAATTGGGATTCCCAGAGGACATGCGCAGGAAGGCCATCAGCGAGATAAACCGCAACGCCGGCGGCTTCGTCCTGTCCGACATCATGAGCGGCGGCGGCAGCGATGCCAGCGCCGACGTATAGCGACGTCGCGCGCTACGCCCAGGCGCTGCGCGGCGTGTCCGACGCGGCAGCCGACGCCTTCTTGGCAGCTGCGGCGCAGGTGGACTTCGCCGACTGGCCGAAGGCCGCCGAGGAGCTGCGGGGCATCGTCCAGCGCGTGAGCGACGTGTACGGCCTGGCCGCGCAGAACCTCGCGGGCCAGTGGTACGACTACTGCGAGGAGCTGGCCACGGGCCGACCGCCAGAGCGCCAAGCTGGCGACACCTCGGAGCACAGCACGATGGCGGCGGCGGACTCCTGCATCGACAGGCTCTTCGACGGCAAGACCGACGAGCCGGGCCTGGTCCAGTCGCTCCGCTCCGTGGTCACCGACAAGGTGAAGGAGCGGGCGGCCGACGAGATAGGCGCGCGCTGCATGGAGCGGCGGCGCTCGGGGCGCGAGACGGGCTTCGCACGCGTCCCAGTCGGCGACACCTGCGCGTACTGCGTGATGCTCGCCTCCCGCGGCTTCGAGTACGTGAGCGCCAAGACCGCCGCGAGGGCGGGACACAGCGGATGCAACTGCGTGGTCGTGCCGTTCCACGACGCGTCCACCATCCAAGGATACGAAGAGAAGCTGCAGGGCTACCGCGACCAGTACCAGGCCGCGCGCGACGCGCTGCGCGACCCGTCCCCCGAGCTGCAGCGGCGACTGGACGAGGCGAAGGCGCAGCATGACGCCGACTTCGCGGCTGGCCGCACGAAGACGCGGTGGAACGACGGCAACCGCATCACGGTCGCCATGCGATACGCGGGCGACGAGCGCGGATTCCGTGCCGAGACCGCCGAGCGCGAACGGCTGGCCGCGTCCGAGGCCGAGAAGGCCGTACCGAGGCCGCAGACCGACCGCGAGCGCCTGGAGGCACAGGCCCGCGAGGTCTACGTGCGCAACGGCGGCGGATTCGGCCTGGACGAAGCGCAGGCAAACGAGCGTTTCGACCTGCTGGTGGACGGCAACACCGACGCGCAGCTGCGCCAATACATTCGCAAATACGGATAACGGGAGCACGCGGCCATCGGGCCGCTGTCCATAGCCGACGCCGAAACGGCGGAGGCGCACTTACCCACGGCGGCGGAAAGCCGCCTTTTTTCATGCCCGGAAAGGGCGGAAAGGAGCCACCCATGGCAGAAGAGACCACGGCGGCGGAACCCCAGGAGCAGACCGAGCAGACCACCGAGCAGGTGGACTGGCAGGCCAAGTACGAGGACATGAAACGCCATGCCCGCGACTGGGAGAGCAAGGCCAAGGCCAACAAGGGCGCGGCCGACGAGCTGGAAAAGCTGAAGGCCGAGCAGATGACCGAGCAGGAAAAAGCGGTGGCACGCGCTGAAAAGGCTGAGACGGAGTTGGCGCAACTCAAGGCCGAAGCCCAGCGCGCCCAGGACGTGGCCGAGGTCGCCGAAGAGACCGGCGTCCCGTCCATGCTGCTGGAATTCTGCGCAGACCGAGAAGCCATGGAGCGCTTCGCAGCGGAGTACGCGAAAGCCAACCCCGTCCACTCCGCCCCGCGCACAGGCGGCGCGTCTGTCGTGGGCGAAGGCGCGAAGCCGAGCAACGGCGACGTCTTCGCACGCTTCGCGAAGGAAAAACTCAACTTCTAATTAGGAGGAAACTATGGCACTTGCCACCAACGCAGTGGACATCAACCGCGGCACCACGGGAGTCCAGCTCCCGACCGAACTGTCCCAGGAAATCTGGGCCAACGCCGTCCAGGAATCCGCCGTCATGCAGCTCGCCCAGCAGGTCAACCTGCCCGGCAGCGGCGTGACCATCCCCGTCATCACGGGCGACCCGACCGCCGACTTCGTGGCCGAGACCGCCGAGAAGCCCGTCTCCGAGTCCACCCTCGGCTACAAGCAGATGACACCCTACAAGATCGCCGTCATCGAGCTGTTCTCCAACGAGTTCCGCCGCGACATGTCCGCCGTGTACGCCGAGCTGGCCCGCCGCCTTCCCTACGCCATCGGCAGGAAGTTCGACGCGACAGTGTTCGGCGGCACCGCACCCGGCAGCAACTTCGACGTGCTGACCAGCGCCACCGCCGTCGGCCTGGGCGGAACCGGCACCTACGGCAAGCTGGTCACCGTGCGCAACACCATCGCCAACGCCAACGCGACCCTCAACGGCTGGGCGCTCGCCCCGCAGGGCAAGGGCCTGCTGCTGGCAGCGGTGGACGGCGATTCCCGCCCGCTGTTCCCGACCGCGCTGGAGGGCAACATCACCGCAGTCTTCGGCGCGCCCATCGCCGAGACCTCTGCCGTCTACAAGGCAGGCACCCCGAACGTCATCGGCTTCGCGGGCGACTGGACCCAGGCGCGCTACGGCATCGTGGACGGCATCAACGTCGCGATCTCCGAGGAGGCCACCATCAACACCGGCACCGAGCTGGTCAACCTCTGGCAGCGCAACATGTTCGCCGTCCGCGCCGAGGCCGAGGTGGGCTTCGTCGTGCGCGACGCCGCAGCCTTCGTCAAGCTGACCGACGCGGCCTAGCCATGAAGCTGACCGCACCTTACACGGGCGTGACGGTGGACGCTCCCGCCGAGCTGGCCGAACGGCTCATCGCGGGCGGCTACGTCCCCGCCGAGCAGCCCAAGCCCGCCCCGCGCAAGAGGGCGGCGAAACCAAAGCCCCGACCGAAGGAGCAGTAATGGCATACGCGGACGTATCCGACATAGAGGCCCGCTGGCGCGCCCTGGACGCCGACGAGGCGGAGCGTGCGGCCGTGCTGCTGGAGGATGCCTCCGCGATGCTCGCCGCGCGCGTGGACGTGGACGCATCCGACCAGGCGCAGGCCGCCGCGCTGAAGATGGTGGCGTGCAGCATGGTCATCCGCGTCATGGGCGCGGGCGGCGCGGGGGGAGCGTACGGCGCGACCTCCGCGAGCATGACGGGCGGCCCGTACTCCCAGACGTGGACGTACGAGGCCCCCGTGGGCGACATGTACATCACGAAGTCCGAGCGCGCGATGCTCGGCATCGGGGCCATGTCCATAGGCTCCATCAGGCCGATGGTGGCGGGTGAGCACCCCGATGATTAGAGGAACCGAGGTGACGGTGCTGCGCCCGACCGTGGTCGGCACCGACCGCCTGGGCGCGCCCATCTACGGCGAGCCGACACCCGATACGGTGGGCGGCGTGCTCGTGGCCCCTGGCCCGACAGCCGACCTGGACGCATCACGCCCTGAAGGCGTCACCGTCGCGTACACGCTGCATTTCCCGAAGGGCTACGAAGAGAGCCTGGAGGGGTGCTCCGTGGAGCTGCCCCCGCCGTGGGGCGGCACGTACCGCGTCGTGGGCGACCCCAGGCCTTACATGGACGAGAGCACCCCGACCCCGTGGCACATGCCCGTGGAAGTCGAGCGCGCCCATGGCTAGCACGAACGTCAAGTGGGACAGGAGCGCGCTGGGCCGCGTCATCGGCACGTGCCAGGAGGCCGCCGACGCGATGGACGAGTGGGGCCATGAGGCCGAGCACTGGGCCAACGCTATGGCGCAGGGCGCCGAGGGCGGCCGCTACGGCGGCTACCCAGACGGCGGCATACTGACGCACCCAGAAGAGCCAGAGTACGGCTACCGCCGCGTCATGGGCCGCTCGTCGCTGTCGTGGGTGGGCTTCGTCCACACCGAGAACGGCGCGGCGTGCGCCGACGCGACCGAGCACAACACACTGGCGAAAATCCTGTAGGAGGGCGCATGTACAGCATCACCGAGCAGTTCGTGAAATGGCTGGGCGGGCTGGGCTACGAAGCGTCCACCTTTCCCCCGGCAACTGGCACGGAGTTCGTCACCTGCGAGCGCACGGGCGGCGGCGCCGACAGCTTCGCCGACCATCCCGCCATGGCCGTGCAGACGTGGGCGTCCACCGAAGAGCGAGCCGAAGCCATGGCCAACGCCATACGCGACGCCGCGCTGGCGGGGCCGTGGCCGTACGGCGTGACCGCCATGCGGGTCAACAGCGGGCCGTATCGCTGGTACGACGATGCCACGCGGCTGCCCCGCTACCAGGTCGTGCTCGACGTGACCTGCATAGCCATCGACTAAACGAAATCACACAACCAAATAGGAGGTAGCACATGGCTACTATGGACGCATCCCAGGTCACCCTGGGCAGTGCCCTCGTGACGGGCGCAATCTTCACCGCGCCGCAGGGCACGACCATGCCGACCAACGCCACCGACGCGCTGGACGAGGCGTTCAAGCCGTTGGGCTTCACCAGCGACGCGGGCCTGACAATCACGGAGTCCCGCAGCACCGAGGCCGTCACCGCATGGGAGGGCCGCACGGTCGTGTACAACCCCGTGACCGAGTACACCGAAAGCATCAGCTTCACGCCCATCCAGTGCAACGAGGACGTGGCCAAGCTGACGTGGGGCGCGGACAACGTGACCGTGACGGGCGGCGTGATCGTCGCAGAGCACACGGGCGCCAACATGGACCCCGTGGCCATCGTCATCGAGACCGTGCCGCGCCCTGGCATCGTGCGCCGCTACTGGGGAACCTTCCAGCTGACCGAGCGCGGCGACGCCACGCTGGACGGCACGCAGGTCGACGGCCGCGCCCTGACCTTCGCCGCGATCCCAGACGAGGGCGGCGTGACGATGCGCGAGTCCATTGCTTTCACCGCGGGCGACTAAGGAGGGGCGCATGGAGCTGACCAAGGAGGAGCTGCTGGCCGAGCTGGCCAGGTACGACGAGGCCGACGCGGAGCCGGAGAAGGCCGTGGAGGTCCACGCGAAGCGCGCCGTGGAGGTGCGCGGCAGGACCGTGGCCGTGGACGACCGCATGCTCACGAGCTGGCCCGTCGTGCGCAGGATGGCGGCGTTCAGCTCGATGGAGGGCATCGAGGCCGTGGTCGCCCTCATGCAGGTGGTCACCGACGTGACCGACCTGGAGGAGGAGGACGTGCTGGAGATGGCGGGCGGGCACTACGCCGACGTCGAGGACGTGGCGCGCGCCCTGCGCGACATCTCCGAGGCGGCCTTCCCAAAAAAATAACCGCTCTCGCATGCATGATGGCGGCCGCGCCCGACGAGCTGGCGGCCGACCTGCAGGAGGTCTACGGCGTGGACATCGAGGCCGCCCAGGCGGGCGCGCACTCCGCGTCCCACGTGGCCGCGCTGGCCGCTGGGCTGGGGCCGTCCTCGCGGGTGGCAGCAGCCGCCGACCCCGACGCGCGGTGGACGCTCGCCGACGTGCTGCTGGCCGTCATCGCCAACGACCTGCGCCTGTGGATATGGGTGCAGTCAGACCCGAGGAGGCGCGGCCCGAAGCCGCACCCCATCGGGCCGTCGTGGATGGCCGACGCTGGCCGCACGCGGCGCGCCGAGGCCGCCGTCATGACGCGCGACGCGCTCATGCGGGAGCTTACGAAGGAACGCAGGGAGGTGCAGTGACCTCGTGGCAACGAAGGTAGGCCAGGCGTACGTCGAGATAACGCCCAAGCTGGGCGACATGGGCAAACTCAACGGCGACATGGACAAGGGCATCCAGGGCGAGCAGGTCGGCAAGAAGGCCGGCGGCGGCATCCTGAGCGGCATCAAGTCCACCGCCATCGGCGTGGCGCTCGGCAACATCCTCACGGCAGGCGTGACGGCCGCCGTGGACGGCATCAAGTCCATCATCAGCGGGGCTTTCAGCGGATACGCCGACTACGAGCAGCTGGTAGGCGGCGTGGACAAGCTGTACGGCGAGGCCAGCGGCAAGCTGCAGCAGTACGCCGCGGACGCCTACAAGACGGCGGGCATGTCCGCCAACCAGTACATGGAGACCGCCACCAGCTTCAGCGCGTCGCTCATCGGCTCGCTTGGCGGCGACGTGGACGCGGCGGCCGACATGACCGACGTGGCCATGCGCGCCATGTCCGACAACGTCAACGTTTTCGGCTCCGACATGCAGTCGGTCCAGGACGCGTACCAGGGCTTCGCCAAGGGCCAGTTCCAGATGCTGGACAACCTGAAGCTGGGGTACGGCGGCACCCAGTCCGAGATGCAGCGGCTCATCGACGACGCGAACAAGTACGCCGAGGCGAACGGATTGGCGGCGGATTTGTCCATCGACAGCTTCGCCGACATCGTCCAGGCCATCCAGTACATCCAGGAGGAGCAGGGCATCGCGGGCACGACCGCGGCGGAGGCCGCCGACACGGTCAGCGG